TTCTGGGAGTGGAGATAACTACAGTACTTTTACAGGTCGGAGTGCTTCTGCTAGAACTTCACAAAGTCTTGCGCATTTTGTAACTTATGAAGGTGATACAACTTATGGAGAAGTTATAATCACTGATGAAGGATCAGGTGTAAAACCTTTTTACTTTAAAATGACAGGAACTGGTGCATTAAGTGATAGAACTTATTATGCAAAAGAAATAACAGTAAGCGGTACACATTATCCAAAATTTTGTACAGTACATGATAAGCATTTAGTTGTAGCAGGTGCAGCAACAGCACCAAACACTATATTTTATAGCGGAACAAGTGATATAGATGATTTTACAACGACAGGTTCTGGAAGTATATTATTAGATGATCAAGTAGTTGGACTAAGATCTTTTCGTGATGATCTAATTATATTTTGTAAAAACAGTATTTATAAATTGACAAATATAAATTCTTCCTCTACAATAGCAGTAGAGCCTATTACACAAAATATAGGTTGTTTAGACGGAAGAAGCATTCAAGAGATTGGTGGTGACTTAGTATTTTTAGCACCTGATGGTATAAGAACACTAGCAGGTACAGTAAGAATCGGTGACGTAGAGCTTGGTACAGTCAGTCGTCCTATTCAACCTGTAATGAAAAACATTGCAGATAATATTGGAAGCTATAATGTAAGTAGTATTGTTATACGAGATAAAGCGCAGTATCGTTTATATTATGGAAGTTCTTCTTCTGGAAGTTCTGCAAGAGGAATAATAGGAACTCTAAAAACAACTGATCAAGGATTTACAAATTTTCAATGGTCTGAAACAGTTGGGATAGATGCGAGTGCTGCAGCAGTTTCAGGATTTAACTCAAGCGGTGTTGAAAAATATTATCATGGTGATTACATAGGAAAAGTATATAATCATGATACAGGAGATAATTTTTTAGATTCTGGTGGAGCAGAAACAAATATTGTAGCTAAGTATCAGACACCAGATCTTGATTACGGAGATTTAGGAACTTTAAAAACTCTTAAGTATGTAAAAGTTTCTATAACTCCAGAAGGAACAGTTGATACAAGTTTAAGAATTAGATATAATTTTGATGATCTAGATAGTCCACAGCCTACAGATTATTCATTATCAATACCAAAACCTTCGTTGTTTGGAACAGCAGTTTTTGGTTCTACAGCAGGTCATAAGTTTGGAGCAGCAACAGATCCAATAACAAGACAAACTGTAGAAGGCAGTGGAAAAAGTAATTATTTTAGAGTATTTAGCGATAATCAAAATTCACCTTATACAGTAAATGGAATATATATAGATTACGTACCTTCAGGGAGAGAATAAAAGATGGCACAAAGTTATACAAGACAAAGTAGTTTTAGTGATGGAGACACCATTACTGCTGCATTGTTTAACAATGAATATAATCAATTAGTAAACGCATTTGCATATAGTTCTAGTAGTGCATCAAGTACTGGACATAGGCATGATGGTACAGCAGGACATGGTGGTAATATACATACTATAGGAGATTTAGATTTCCTTAATAAGATTGTTGCAGACAGTACAAATAATCGTTGGGGAGTATTTGTAGAAGTTTCTAGTGCAGCAGTTGAGCAGATTAGAATACAAGACGGAGCTATTGTTCCAGTTACAGATAATGATATTGATTTAGGAACAAGCTCTTTAGAATTTAAAGATGCTTACTTTGATGGTACAATTACCACAGATTTATTAACAGTTTCAGGAGCAACTAATCTTGACGGTGCTATTCAAGTAGATAATACTATAACTGTTGGTGTAGACGATACTGGTTACGATGTTAAATTCTTTGGTGATACAGCTAGTGCTTACATGTTATGGGATACTTCTGCTGATGATTTAGTATTGGCAGGTGCTGCAGGTCTAGATGTTGCAGGAGATATAGATGTTGATGGAACTTCTAACTTAGACAATACAGATATAGACGGAACACTTGCAGTAGATGGAACAACTATTTCACTAGATGCAACAACATCATTAAATATAGACAACTCTAATACTTCTAACGGTATTACTATTGGTACTGCAACTTCTGGTGTTCCAATTTCAATAGGTCACACAACTTCTGAAGTAACAGTAAACGATAATCTTACCGTAACAGGAACACTTACATTAGGTTCAGGTGCAGAATTAACAGAAGCTGAACTAGAAATGCTTGACGGAATTACAGCAGGAACTGTTGCAGCTTCTAAAGCAGTAGTCGTAGATTCAAATAAAGATGCAGCTTCTTTTAGAAACATTACACTTACAGGCGAACTTGATGCAGCTACATTAGATATTAGTGGTGATGCAGATATAGATGGAACTTTAGAAGCCGATGCATATACAGTAGACGGTACAGCATTAAATGAATATATAGCTGATACTGTTGGAACTATGGTAAGCTCTAACACAGAGTCAGGAATAACTGTAGCTTACGAAGACGGAGATAATACTCTTGATTTTACAGTTGGTACTCTTAACCAAGATACAACAGGTACTGCTGATAACATCACAGTTTCAGCTAATAACTCTACAGATGAGACAGTATATCCTATCTTTGTTGATGGTGCTACTGGAAGTCAAGGAGCAGAAAGTGATACAGGATTAACATATAATCCTTCTAGTGGTCTTTTAACAATATCAGGAGAGTTAGATGCAGGATCGCTTGATATTTCAGGTAATGCCGATATAGATGGTACGCTTGAAGCAGATGCATATACAGTAGATGGAACTGCATTAAATGAATACATTGCCGATACAGTAGGCGCAATGGTTGGTTCAAATACTGAAACTAATATTGCAGTTACTTATGAAGACGGAGACAATACTTTAGACTTTGTAATCGGTACACTTAACCAAGACACTACAGGTACTGCAGACAATATTACAGTCTCTGCAAATAATACTACAGACGAAACTGTATATCCTATATTTGTAGATGGAGCTACAGGATCACAAGGAGCAGAGTCTGATACAGGACTTAATTATAATCCTAGTACAGGAATGTTGACCACTACAGGAGTTACTGCAACATTTACAGGTAATATAACAGGTAATGTAACAGGTAATACAAGTGGTACAGCAGCCACAGTAACAGGAGCAGCACAATCAAATATTACAAGTCTTGGAACGCTTACAACTCTTACAGTTGATAATGTAATAGTTAATGGTACAACAATAGGACACACATCAGATACTGATTTAATAACACTAGCAGATGGAAATGTTACTATTGCAGGAGAACTTGATCTAACTACTTTAGATGTATCAGGTGATGCTGACATAGACGGCACACTCGAAGCAGATGCAATTACTGTTGGTGGTACAGCTTTAGCAAGTGTTATTGCAGGAACAACAGTGTCAAATGCAACATTGGCTTCGACAGTCACAGTATCAGACAGCACAGCTAACACTAATTTCCCTGTAGTCTTTCATGACGAGTCTAATGCATTGTTAGACGATACAGGCGCATTACGATACAATCCAAGCACAGGAGAACTGTTAGTTCCTAAACTGACTGTAGCAGGTACAACCACTACAGCAGATACAGTTACGATGGAAGCTTCAAACGCTATTATTTTTGAAGGTGCTACAGCAGACGCAAACGAAACCACACTTAGTATCGTAGATCCTACAAGTGATCATACACAATACTTAGTCAATCAAGGTGGATATATTCCAGTCTTGGCAGCAGCTACGACAACTCAAATTAGTTCAACACCTGCAGAATTAAATTTATTGGATGGTTCGTCAGCTAATACAGTAGTAAATAGCAAAGCTGTTATCTATGGTTCTTCAGGAGAACTAGCAGGAACACTAAGCACTGCAGCTCAGACAAATATTACAAGTTTAGGAACTTTATCAACTCTTACAGTTGACGATATTACTATTAATGGTTCTACTATTTCTGATGGTGGAGATTTAACATTAGATATAGGCGGAGATGTTGAGATTAATGTTGATGGTGGTGATATTAATTTCAAAGACGGTAGTGATTTTATCGGTAAGTTTAAAAACTCATCAAATAATTTTGTTATTAAATCTGTATATCAAGATGCCGATCTAATAATTCAAGGAAACGATGGTGGCTCTGATGTAACAGCTCTTACCCTAGATATGTCAGATGCAGGAACAGCCACATTTAATCATGATGTAGTTGTTGGTGGAAACATATCTCTTGGTGATGCTTCAGGCGCAACAATCACGATGAACGATACCGATGGGTCTGAAGAAGATTTTGCTTTTGTACTAGGTGCTAATGCACTTTCAATGAGAAAAACGTCAAACTCCAATGACATCATGAGGCTTGACCTTACTAATGAACGAGTAGGAATCGGCACCGCAAGCCCTAGCACCAATCTACATATTTATTCAACAGCAGACAACGCACCACATCTTCTTTTAGAAAATTACCAAAACGCTGACACAGACGATGCACCAGTCATTGAGTTATATACAAATGACCAAACAACAGGTGGCATTAGTGATGATACAGACGTTGGTGTTATCCGATTCACAGGTGATGAAAAAGATGCTGGAGGAAAAGAAACTTATGCAGAAATAAGAGGTGTTGCACACGATCCCGGAAGTGGTTCAAGTAATAAAGGTAATTTATCTTTCTTTGTTCAAGCTGCTGGTGATTTAAACGAAACACTTACACTAGATGAAAAAAATGTTGGTATAGGAACTACGAGTCCTGCCAAACCCCTTCATGTAAGGACTACCGCAGATGGAACACTTCAAAGATTCACACGAAATGGGGTATGTGATTGGGATGTCTCTA